TGCGCCGACTTACCGGACGTAATGGTACGCACGATCTGACGGTCGTCAGTGATTTGGGTGGTGTCGAACTTTTCGAGAACGAGGCCGGCGAATACTTCGAGGAAGATCGCGTCGACCGTTCCTGTTGCATTTTCCTGGCCTAGCCTTGACGCTACTGCTGATGCCATAGTGAAAGTCTCCTTTCAGAGAGGTGGGGGTGTTGGGGAAATGGGTCTCTAGCTTGTCGTGTATTTTCCTGTCGCTCGTGACTGGCGGAGTTGACGTTCGACCTTGGCTCGCACCGCGGGGTCTGTCTTGTATGCCTCGGTGCCCATGATCTTTGCCAGCTCTTGTCGGGAGGAGATGATAGGTTCACCACCACCAGGCCCGCCGTCGTGCGATAGGTTCGGTTCATCGTCAGGTTGGTGACCAACGTCCTGTTGCATACGGGCGTGCAAACCTTGAAGCGCTGCGTCTCTCCGAGCAATGTCGGAGCCCAGCACATCAGCGTTTACCGTAGCCGTCTCTTCTTCCGAGAGGTTTTTCGCAACCCATGCGGACATCTTGGCGTACTCTTCCTGACCACCGACCACCGCGTAAGCTGCCGCAATCTCTTGCGCGCCCATTGCGATGTTGCCTTTCACGTAGCCGTCGATGTACCCGTCTTTGATTTCTTGGGGCACACCGTCCTTGAAGACAGACTCCGAGATCTCTTTCCGAGTGTCAGCAGACAACTCGCCAGTGTCCGTGAACTCTTTCGTCCACTTCACCTGGCCTTCGTCGAATGCTTTCTGCTCGTCGGAGCGCTCGTCCTTTTCTTCGTCGTCGTCCTCTGACTTGTCGTCGTCACTGTCGTCCGTATCATCGGAATCCTCAGTGGCGTCGGCCTTGTCGTCGGGGTCTGTGTCGGAGATGATTGACTCGTCCTCGGACTTGTCCTCGGTTGCGTCTGCCTTCTCCGCCTCAGCCTTCGCTGCTACGTCTGCTGCATGTGCCTCTTGGTCGAGAACGAAATCATCAGCCATTGTTAGACCTCGACTTCATACGCGATTTCGACTTCCTTAGCTGCTACCACTCCGGTTCCGGGGCGGCGTAGCTTGACTCCAAGATACACGTCGGTGCTACTCGCATCGTACTTATTACGAATTGAGCGGGGGAACAGAACGAGGTCATAGATTGCTCCAGTGACCGTATTCTTTGTAGTGCGAATCACTTCGCATTGTCGTCCACGATACAAGCGGGTAACTTTCGGCTTGTCTGCTGCCTTGGGCGCTACCCCCGGAGCCGCTACCACTTCTTGAGTGGACTCGATCACTTCATCAATCGAAGGGACCGTCGCTTCTTCGGGTGTCGCGTCACGCAAGGCCGCAAAGACTTCATCAGGTGTTTCCTGACCAGCCGGGGCGTTTTCCATTTCCGGTTCAACAGCGACCGGGGCGCTAGTTACAACGTCCGCACCTGTCTGTGAGGTTTCTTCTGCCATGAATCCATTCGACTCCTTGTCTTACTGTTGGGGTGCTGCGCCGCCGGGTGGCCCCTGCCCTCCGCCGGATTGGCCTTCTTTCATTTCCGCCGCGGCAGCTTCACCGAGGTGCGGTGCTGCGCCGTCCATGAGTGTAGCCCGCATGTTGTCCTGCTGTGCTTGTTGCACCTCAGCGTCAACCTGCTCCTGAGTCTTGATGAGTCCCTCGGTCGAGACACCGATGCCGATGCCGCCGCGGGTTGTTAGTTCACGTCCGATGATGAGCTGCCCAACCTCGGGCACGAGGGGCAAGACCTCTGCGGCCAGCCACCCTACGTACTCACGCAGTCGGTTGAACTCGTGTCCCCGGCCAATGGCTGCGAGGCCTGTCACGATGACGGGCTTCACTGCGTCCTTGGGCTCCAGTGCTCCGAGTGCTCCAGTGCGGATCAGGCGGTCCTCTGTGCGCAGTGCGACGGGGAGTTGGAGGTCCGTGGACAGCGTGGAGTACACGCCTCCCAGGCTATCGTCAAGCTCCTCAACCATTACCCTGATCTCTTCGGCGGTGACCCGTTCGGCCTGCCGTTGGACTGAGCTGTTGAGTAGGAAGGAAGCGGACAGCGATTGCTCCAGCTGCTCGCTCGTCATGTGCGCGACCTGCATGTCGGCGTGCTTACCCTGTTGCAGCATCGTCACGTCGTCCGGTCGGCCGAACAAGGCCTGCCCGTTCTCGGCAGCCATGAGTTTCTTGGGGGTGATCGCTGCGCCTGGTGCCACGAGCGGGGTGAGCTTCGCTGCGTTGACAGCACCGACCACAATGGACTGGCGGAGCTGCTCGTAGGAGCGGAGGTCGCCGCGGAACTCTTCGACGTAGCCACGTCCGTAGTCTTCGCCGTCGATGGACACGAACCGAAGCGCGAGCAACGGCATCTTCTCGACGGACACGGACCCGGAGTTCTCGTCGATGGCGACGCCTTCGGCTTCCTGGGATCCTGAATCGCTTGCCGTCGAGGCGGAAGCGGGTGTAGACCATGACAGTCGTGGTTTTTCTGCTGTCGGATAGGGAGAGGTCACCCGTCTCGGGGTCGGTCTCGTGGCCGTCTTCGATGAGGGCTTCACGGATGGGGGCGGGGAGGCTCGACTTGTCCAGCGGCTCGACGTAGATGATCTCGATGACGTTGCCGATGAAGTCTCTGTGTACCACGTAATTGTTTAGTGGGAAAATCCTCATACCACCGGACGGTGGGAGGTAGATGAGCACGTTGCCAACGATAATCAAATGGCGTAGTGCCTGGTCGACCTTGGAGCGAATGTTGTGCTGCTCCACGTCGTCCATGATGACCTGCTCGCGCATGGCCAGGAGTTTCTCCAGCTCGGTGCGCTCAGCCTCTCGCTCCTCCTGTTGCAGCGCCGACTGGAACATCGGGTGCAGCTGGTACCGCATGAAGTTTCCTTGCGGTGGGAAGAGAGTGAGCCCCAGCTTGGACGCCAGGTTGCGCACGCCCTTCGCGCCGAGTGACTGCCAAGGCTTCGCCAGCTCCTCTGGGTGCTCGCGGCCGGCGATCTCGGTGGCGTCCTGCGTCGTTGAGAGCACCGAAGGCATGGTCAGCTTGGAGGACGACAGACCCTCGCTCAGATACCAGTCGCGTCGCGTGACCTGCTTGTGGTAGGACTTTGCGATGGGGCCTTGCTTGTCGTCAGCCTTCATGGGGGATTCCTAGCGTCGCCTGGTTCCGGCACCGCCGCCAAGGCGAAGACCGGATAGGGGAGAGGCACCGCTGCTGGCGGAACCGCCAACCGCGAGCGCCGTATTTACGAGGCTGTTGCGGCCTCGGGACTTGCGTCTTCGATCCGATGTACCCTTCTGCCGCTTGGCACCTTCGGCGTCAAGGATCAACTCCGGGGGCGGCTCAGCGGGGGGTGGCTGCTTGCGGGGCGGGGCAGCTCCGCCTCCTCCTCCACACATAGTGGACTCCTTCGATTTTGGGGTTTGGTTCTCCTCTAGGTCGCGTTTGGCGAAACGGCAGGAGACGGCGTTAGAGGGGAGGGTTGGCCCCCGCCCAGAGGGAGAGCTGGACGGGGGCCGGGTGGCGTGGAGGCAGGGGGTACCTCGACACGCCGGGGGTCATGGAACAAAGGTCATCTGCTTCCACCACACGAGCACGAGCACCAGGCCACCGACCACGTAGCCCGCTGCGAACTCGATCACTCCACGCCAGCGGAGTAGAGGAAGACAAAGAAGCACGCGCAGATCAGTAGCGCTGTCACTCGATACCTCCGATCAGGCGCAAGGCCTTGGTCTGGGTGAAGCCTGCCATCTTCAGCGAGGTCACGCGCACACCCCACGGCTCCAGCAAGCGGTTGCTATGGAACTTGGCCTCGGCAGCCAGGCTGTCCGCGAAGCCCTCGTACCTGAGGGTCGTCGCCGCCACCCCGATCTCCCCGCAGATCACAGCCACGACAGAATCCTCGTGGTCGTGGAGGTATTTCCACAGCAGCGCGGCATCGAAGATCTCGTAGCTCACCGCGGGTTGTAAGCTTACCGTGAGTTCATCGCGCGAGGTCACGTCCAGCCTGGGCAGCAGGTCAGCCTCCACGTTGCAGTCGTCGATGTTCAGCTCGTGCAGGAACGGGATGATGAGGTGCCACCCCGTCCGACACGTCTTTGTGATCTTGCCGGACTTCACGAGGACTCCCTGCTCCCACTGATTGACGCGACGCAGCGGCCAGAACTCGCACGCCCACTCGATCACTTTCCAAATCAGTTCGCCTATGGTCACTGGTCGCCCCTCCACGCCCCGATGTCGATTCCGTTGGCCGCGAAGTGCAGCAGGAACCCCAGGTTGCACGCGGCGTGGGCCAGGTGGTGAAGACCGGACTCAGGGTCCAAGTCTTCGCCGTCTTTGAACGCCTTGACGTGTCGCTCCATCGCGGCGAGGTAGCGCTGGCCCCCATCAGGCACCGTCCGCCACCCGTTGCGCGTGTACTTCTTCGCGCCCATCGTCATGACGGCACACACCGAGTCCTCCAGCTCGACTGGCACGAGTGTGTAGTCCAGCTTTTCGCCGTCGTCCTTCGCGCCCGCGCGGTGGAGGTCAGCCAGCTCCGCCATGTGGTGCTCGCCCTGCCCGAACACCCGGTCAAGGGCATCGTCGAGGGTCTCGCCCTCCGCAGCCACGACGTACATGGATCGATCCTCGGTCGGCACCGACTTCGCGTCCAGCATCGCTGCCACCTCGGCCATCGTCCCCGTCAGCATCCCGTCTTCCGCGAGGACCGGGGGGTGCGGCACCACGTCGTTCTCGTGAGGGAACGCGACCCCATGCTCCGCCTCGTTCTCTTCCCGCAGCTGCCTGCCGGTGATCGGCCTCGGGGCGAACAGGGGACGCGGGGTCATCGCGTCGTACACCTCCGCCTTCGTCATGCGGCGGTGGAACTGGCGCTGCTCCCGACGCTCTCTCTCTTCATCGTGAAAACTCTCCCGGCTCATGCGGTCCCCTTAGTCGGTGTCCATAGGATCGGACTCTTGGTTGCGAAGTCGTAGTCGCTGGCCCGCAAAATGCGAGCGCAGCGTGCTTGTGCGATGGCGTGTGTCTCGGTGAGATCCTTCTTGGCGTACGCCTTGACGATGATCTCCCACGCCTTCGCCTTGTCGAGCACGGGCGGGTAGTGCTTGGCGATGGGCGCGTCCAGATCCCCGTCATGCGTGCACGCGTGCATCAGCTTGGCCGCAGTCTTCGGACCAACACCGGGACATCCGGGGTAGCCGTCCACCGCGTCACCCGTGAGGATCTGCTGGTAGAACGCAACGTCTGCTGCGAACCTGTCCACCGTCACGACACCCTTGTCGCGATGCTTCGGTCCCCAATTGTACACGAGCCCAGGGAACGTCAGCATATCCTTGTCGATGGAGCACACCACCTTCGGACCTTGGAACGCCTTCACGTTCCCCGTTGAGAGGATCGCCAGTAGGTCGTCGGCTTCGAGCCCAGGGCGGGTCATCGAATCGTAACGCTTTTTGGCGTATGCCTTGCCGTGCTTGAACGTCACCGGCTTTCGCTTGCCTGTCCTGTTCGACTTGTAGTCGGGGAAGACTTGCTTGCGAAAGTTGTTGGCGTCCGTGAAACACATGAGCACCCGGTCGGCTCCCACCGCGACCTTGATCCTCGCTATGTGCGTGTCGATGCTCGCCTCCGTCTCCGGCTTGCTGCCGATGATGGACACGTCATCGTCTCCCCAATCTGTCTCCGTCTCTGCTCTGCACGCGGCCTGGTACACCACGATGTCCCCGTCGATCAGTGCAATCATTTAATCTCCCCGAACGATGAGACCACGAGGGCTACCCCGATGATCCCGATGGCGATGAGGCCTTCGTACTGCCCCACCACGGTCATGTTGGTAACGAACAACAGGCAACCGACACCCGCGTACCGAACGCCACGCCACACCCAGTTCTTCCACGCGGGGCGCGGTGGTGTAGGGGGTTTCTCGTACAGCACCTCTTCCCGAGGCGCGTACTGCAAGCGGACCCTCGCCTGCATAGCCTGTTGCCGGTACCGCAGCTCGTCCGCGGAGAGGTGCACGTCTTCGAGGCGATCC